GAGAGAATTGCGCCAGAGGTAGCGTCGCGGACAAGGTGAGGATTATCCGCGACCGGGATGTAGTTAGGCTTTTTCATTAGACGTTCGACGTGCTACATAGGACTCGGAAGTCCGTCACTTGAGGCACAATCTGTGACGTGTTGCTCAGGAAGACAACCTTGACCGCGAACGTGTTGAAGGTTCCAAAGACCGCACCATTAGAAGTCGTATAGGTCACAACCTGATTATTAGAAGCATTATGATAAGCAGTCGTGTTGGCGAAGGCCGTGTTCGGGAAGCTGTACACGTATTCGTTGTAGTCCTGGGTATTGATCATTGATGAGCGAACGGTGTTGTTCGTAACCAATGGGGTCCAGGACTTGTTATTAAAGTTATCCGAGTCATACTGGTTCTGAATCTTGGCATAGACACCAAGGATCGTACCAGAAGGCCAGTAGGCACCAAGATAAAGCGTCAGGTCCTCGGCGTCGAGACCAGGAGCAAGCGTAACTGTTGTTGAGATATACTTGTTGATGGCATTACCAAAGTTACCGATTTCTGTAATCTGAACAGTTCCATTGGCATCATCATTGTTGATAACATTGTAGACAGTCAGGGCTCCCAACTTGACCGTGTTGATGGCCGGTGAGAGATAGCTGCTAACCGTAGACATGTTTGCATTAACCGTAAGCGACTTGTTACCGCTGAGAGAATGCTGCTCGTTTGACTTGGACATAACCACACGTTCCTGGTCCAGAAGCTCAACGCTGCGTCCATAGGTCAGGTTCGTTGGGTTGGTGTCGGCGACATATCCGGTAGTGCTGTTCGATGTACCCTTCATAGAGTAGGACATTGCGCAGACTGTTGGAATATAGACGCTGAGCTTAGGCATGAAGACATCATAGGCAATGTCGGTAAGGAGAGCATTGGCAAAGGCACCAGATGTTGAACCCATGACATAACCGACATTGGCAGTCAGATATACCGTGCTGTTAGCCGAACTATTGGCGACTCTCATGAAGCTGCTGTTGCTGCTACCGACATAACCAGTTGTTCCGCTGGCAAGGACAACAGTAGCCGAGGCATCCACATAAGGTCCGTTGGCGGTCAGAGTGAAGACCGTTGTATTGACAACAGTATTAACAGTTGCAATGACGGCCTTCTGATTTGTCTGGCTGATAATACCCACCAGATTACCGTTTGCCATTCCACTCGTTGAGGCCACCGTAAAGGTCGATGAAGTTGTGTTGACCGAGACGTTGGCAGCACCGATGACGGTATTACCGAAGTAGACCTTTTCACCCAGAGTGAATGATGAGACAGACGAGTTGACATTGAGATATTCTGAGTCATCGTTAACCAACGAGGCAACGCCACTTGTAGACGTGAAGTTAGCGATGTACATGTTGAACTTAATATTCTCGGACTGATAAGGCGTCCAGGTGCTTCCCTGTGAAGAGAGGAACATGACGCCAGAGGTCGAGAAGCCATAGATAGGTGAACCAGACACAACATCGGTCGCACTGATGACACCCGTCCAGACATCATAGTTCGGATTGTTACCATCCGGCTTGAGAACGAAGGCATAGTCAGAACCAGCCTCAAGAAGCACAGGAGCAGGGAACTGAATGTTGGTTGCCACGGCGCTCGTGCTAGATGTATTAATCTGAGCCGGTGTCAGGTGAATCTGTGAGTAAGGAACAACCTCATCGACAATGCTACCATTTGCCACAGGCTGAATCTGGAAGGTGATTCCGAGTGTTGGGTCCTTGGCCGCAAAGAAGATATCGAATGATGTTGTATAAACACCCTCGACTCCATTCGGAACCATTGTATCCGGGATATTAAAGCTCTGAGCAATAGGATCGGTTCCACCACCACCAGGACCGGTTCCACCATGTTGTGAAACGTAGCCAGTGTTATTTGAATTATTAATAGTCGTAATAGTAATAACCTGAGCAGGCGGCTTAGGAAGGGTAGACTGTGTGTAGGCCAGATTTGTTCCATAGTACAGTGTCGTGGCAATAGATGTCGTGACATTGTTTTGTGTAACGAGATTAGAGATATCCATAACGGCAAACGTTATGGTGCTGGCATAGAACGTACCTGCCGGAAGATAGAAGATACCATAGAGGTTTCCAAGAGCATCCGACGTGAAGGTGTTACCGGCCTGAACCACGAATGAACTATTTGTAGGAGCGCAGTTGGTTGTTACGTTCGTGTCATTGAAGAAAATCCAGAACTGTGTATTAGGCTTGAGACCTGTTGCACTGAACTGAATAGACTTTGCCGAGCAGAATGGCTGAAGAGACACACTTGTTACGACAAGTGAGCTATTTGATCCTGAAGAAGTTGTAGGAGTAATGGCTCGTCCGACAGCAGATGAGCTTGTACCCATTGAGGTAGAGGTTCCCGAAGACGTTGCTCCTGGTCCTGTTGATGTACCCTTACCGGCAGAGGTTCTTGAGGTTCCACCAGGACCACCGGCACCAGTCGTCAGAGAAGGTGTATTGTTGCTGACTTCATTCCAGACGCCATAGGACGTTCCCCAGGCTCGACTACCACCAGCAGGACTTCCTGTTGGACCAGCACCGGTGAGGTTGGTGAAGTTTGAGGTAGAGGTAGACTTGGAGACAACCGAAGGAGCAATCGTCGTATCAGAAATCCAGTCACCAGTAGGATTGAGTGTAACCACACCCGTCCACACGAACATTGTATCCTGTGAGCAATTACGTTCCTGTGAGGCAAATGGCTGAGACACGAAAGGTGTTGTCACCTGTGAGTAGGACAGAACGATTTCCTGTTCGCCATTGGCAAAGTTGACACCATCATTGGCGACATGAACGTGCTTCAGTTGAATAGGAAGCTGACTGAAGATAGGACGAGCAACAGAGAGTTCTGAATCGATGGCGATGTTGAATGAAGGATCGAGAGTGTTGGCAATCGAGAAGTCATTCATAGGATCAACAAGGATACCATTCTGGAAGCGGTTGGCTCCGGACTGGTTGGTCAGAAGAAGGTTCTGTGCGCTCTGTTCTAGCACTGACAGTGAGGTATAGTACTCGACTGTCTTGAGGCGCTGGTCGAGGACGCCAATGTCTCTCATCGTATAACGACGATTGGTGCGATAGTCGATGTTGACCGTCTGAAGATAAGGGTTGACCGTCGTGTTGGCGACATCGTTCGTCAGAGAAGGATAAGGAGGAATGAAGATACGAGCGAGCGTCATACCACCGGTTACGTCACCACCCGGAATAGGATTCTCGGCAGGCACACCGGCATTGGTGATGATGGTTCCGGCATTCGAGAGACCAATGGTGTCATAGCGACCGAGATAATACTTATATGAGGACTCGACCAGACTATCAGGAACAGGTGAGTAGAAGATCGAGGACATGAACGTTGTGTTCGTGTTCGGATTGATGATGAGTGTGTTGCTGATAGCCAGGGACAGGTTGCCAACCAGAGGAATGGTGTTGGTCTGGTAGATACGGAAGTCGAGGCTGTTACGGAGATTATAAGTCTCCTGGTCCGAGGCACTATAGTAATAAGGAATGTTGTAGGTGAAGATGGTGTTCGGTGTCACACCGGTATCATCGATAGGATATGAATCAACCGAGAAGAAGCCTGCACCCGATGACACGTCGGGAACGAAGCACTGGTACTCGACAAGAATCTTGTTGCTACCAGTAAGAGCCGCACTGACGTTCTTGAGATATGAAAGGCTGTAGGTGCTGTCGGTCTGACCATTCTGAAGTACGAAGCTGCTGGTCAATGAAGGATTGGTATTCGAGTAGGTTGTTCCTACCCAGACGTTCGAGACAGACACAACGTCAGGCACACCGAGACACCATGGTCCAACTGTGTTACCGGCATTGTTCGAGCAGTCGATCTTGGCATAGACAGTTGTCTGATAAGCCTTCTTGGCAGGAACGGCGGCTGTACGTAGCACATTATAGAAGACCTGTGCATTGAAGGTTCCGGACACGGCAGAAGGAAGCGTGATGGTCATGGCCGTGCTGTTGATGACGTTGACCGCTGCATTGGCTACGGCAAGAGGAATAGGCTCACCGGCAAAGTAGGTGATGTAGGCATTGGCGCTCGTCCAGGCGCTCGTGAATGGAATGTTGGTTGTGAGAGCCGTGTTCGAAGTGATAGCCGCAACCTGTTTGGTTTCTGATGCTGACGAGTTCGCGAGCGTCAGATAGGCACCGGCATAGAGAGCCGTCTGGAATACGGTAGAGAGACCGGCAACAGCATTTGATGAAGAAGAGACAGTCAGAGCGCCTGCAATGTTTGTGCTGTGGACGTTGGCCTCGGCAATGACGAGGATGTTCTGATTGATACCCAGAGCATTGAGCAGACCCGTTCCATAAGGCCACTGGTTCGTTCCACCCGTATAGGACGGCACAGTTATGCTTACGTTACCGGTTGCGGCGAAGGTCACAGAGGACTTGGCAGTAAACTCGAACTGTGTGTCTACGGTGTTCGAGGCGGTCTTGAGAGTTCCAATTGCTCCCTGATAGAACGGGAAAATCTTTGATTTGAAATTAGAAGCCTGGACGATAGCCGTATTGTTGGTAAGAACAATGTCGCCGACACCAATCAGGCCAGCACTGTTTGCATAGATCGAGCGAACGTTCGTGAATGACCCGTTGGTCATATTCACATTGAAGAGGTAGGCAAAGTACTGTGCATTGGACGTGCTTTCGGTTCCGCTGCTGTACTGGAAGGCATAGAGAGAAGCCTTACCGAGTTCGTTACCAGGAGCAGAGAGGCTGTTCGGCACAACACCCTTGGCGAGGTTGTTCGAGATACCATAGGCAGCCGTATCACGCAGAGAGACGGTCTGGACAGCAGTCGGATCAAAGAGACCGGCGACTTCCTGTAGGACCACATAGTTACCGTACTGTGCGCTGATGACCTGGGTATTGGCCTGTGCAACGTCCGTACCCTTACGAAGGATACCGAGGACCTGTCCGCTGATATCGAGACGACGACCATTGATGTAGCCGAGACCACCATCAATTTCGAGACGCATGTTATTGGCGTCTACGGCACCATTAGCGGCATAGAGTTTCTTGAGACGAACATTGAATGGATCGATGACGAATGAGCCATTGGTGTCATCTGAAATCTGGGCCATCTTGTCGCCGATGACACTATAGGTTGTTGACTGGTTGACAATAGAAGGAGCGCCACCAACGAAGTCGATGATCGAGAAGAAGTTGTTACCAAGAGCCCCGGCCTGTGAGGTTGTGATAGCCACGAGAGTCGGAACAATCTTGAGGCGGTCGGCACCCGGTCCAGACTGATTCGGCACACCCTGACTGTTATCGAACAGTGAGGTATCCTCGAAAGCCGTGATGATGGATTCAACAGAAGAGAAGCCGACAGAGAGGTTGTTCGGTGTGTTGGTATAAGGAGAGACGACGAGCGTCTGACTCTGGACTTCAAGGAACATACCCTTCTGGAAGATGACACCATTATCAACCGATACAGCATAACCATAACCGGTTGTGTTGGATGCGCCTGATGAGGTTGTGTTGGCGACTGTGACCTGACCGATTGTCACGTTCGAAGGGTTGACGATGTTCAGGACTTCATCGTTCTGGAAGACCTTGATAGCCGCATTGGTTGTGGAGTTGACAGCCGAATTCAAATAAGAAATATAAAGCGTGTTGAGGTTCGGAGCAGTCGCCTGATATCCAGGAAGGCTGTTGAGGACAAGAGCCTTGAGGCCCGAGTTCGATGTTACCTGATTGCCAACAAGATCACGAACATTGAGGGCCGCACTGTTGGCATAGGTGTCATTAACCTTCACATAGTCGAGGTAGGACTGTGTGGTGATGTTGCAACCATCAATGATCGTTCCGGATACGAAGATGTTCTGACCGAAGCGATAAATCTGGTGGTAGAGCATATCCTGAAGGACATTAAGCTCACGAGTCTGGACAGGTGTAGAAGGCTTGAAGAGGACGCGGTAATATGCCTTGGCCGGATCGAAGTCATCCACATACGGAATCTGATTAAGATTGGTGTCCAGGAGACTTGTATTGCTCATAGAATTCCTTAAAACGTAATAACGGTACTAAAGGTTTCCTTCGTTGAAGGTCCAAGAGTAAATGGTTTGATATTATTTATATACAAAACCGAGCCACTATTACGTACAAGATCAGGCGACGTGATTGTATTGGCGATTCCGGCCACACCAATGGCTCCGGAAGTGTTGCCAGTGATATTATAATTATACACAAAGTTGGTGTCATTGAAGAGGTCGCCAATGGTCAGAACCGTGAGAGGCTGAGTAATGAAAGCATTACCTGTCAGACACGTTACCTTGTCACCAATATTGAAGTTACCGTTGACAGCCGTGAGCTTGAGGTAGGTGCTATTGGCAAAGGTGATAGTAGCATTGGCTGATGTATTAGCGTCGGTTGCCACGATACCGGCACTGAATGTACCTGAGAGACCATTAAGGATGAGGTCGAGTTCATGTGTGGTGTCAATGACCAGACCGGTCGCATTGCTAATGGACTGATTCACATACTCACCCACAGAGAAGAGCGTAGCCGTATTGGACGAGAGGGTCACACGAGATAACTGGTTGAATTTGTTACCAAATGTGGTTGTCTGGGAGGTATTATTTCCAATAAAGAATGTGAGGCCATTAGCAGTCGCATTGTTCGTCAGGTCATATATGCAATTGTTGCTATTGGCGAACTTACCACTTACCTTTGACACGAGGATGGTATTATTTGATAATACCTGTGAAATGGTAGCCGTGGCAATGCTATTCGTTTCATTAATGATCTGGGTGTTGCTCAGGATCGAGAAGGCCACGAGGTTGGCCGTGATCACATTGGCATAGGCATTACTCTTGAGACCAATGATGACATTATTAACCGAGGCATTGCTGGCGTTCGAGGCAAAGGTCCCGTTGATATCCTTGACCTGTGCAAAGGTGCTGTTCGTGACCATGATCTTGGCAGCCGTGTTTGTGGCAGGCTGGAAGACGATTTCATTGTTGACGAAGGCACCCGAGATATTGTGCAGACCGAGGTTGGCGACAGTGAGGTTCGCATACTGGACATAGAGGTTCTGGAAGGTTGGATTCTTGATGATACCAACACGACGATAAGACCCATAGTTCGGAAAGTAATAGGACTCGGTAGCAGCCGTATCAAAGGTCACACTGATACCGGCATACTCGGCTCCGAGTTCGGTTACGGCATCGGCACCATGACCAGCCACAGGTGAGACGACAGGAACGAGTGATGCACCATTACCATAGAGGTTGTTCGACGTGACACTGGCAGTCGCATTGGTGTAGTTCATACCGGTGTTGATCATCACGATATCGGTAATCTCATTATGAGACCCAACAGCCGTGTTAACGACAGAGTAGGCCAGAGCATTGGCTCCGTCACCATTGATGTTGACAGTAGGAGCGATGACATATTCGGTTGTGGCCGATGGGGTATAGGAGTAGGAGACCACGTTGGCGCTACCACTCGTCGTACCGTTGGCATTGAGAGCATAAACCATATCTCCGACCGAGAAGGTTCCGAGAGCATTGGCAAGAGTGATGTTCGGATAGGTAATGATATCGCTGATCTGGGACTTGAGAGTCGAGGACTGACCAACAAGGAAGAGACCCGGAGTCATGATACCATTAACAGCCGAAAGGATGAGAGTTGATGAGTTCGCAAAGGACACAACAGCATTAGCCGACTGGTCGATATTGCTTCCGTCGTATTCCTTGACAGTCTCACCAAGGATGTAGGTGAGAGCATTCGAGGACGTATTGGCATAGTCAATTCGAATCGAGGTCAGGCTCAATTGAGTGATAACACCCGATGACGTGCTGATGGTCTGGGACACCGGCTCGATGGCGTTATTGACCTGATTGAAGGCGTTGGCGACCAGGGTATTATTGAAAGGAACAGACACATGAGCAATGCTGCTATTCGTGATCGAGGTAATACGACGGATATTGAGGTTGGCGACAGCACCCACCTGAACATAGTTGTTGACCGCAAGGTTCAGGAGGTTGGCAGTCACACCGGTAAGAGTGTTCGATCCGGCTGTGGTCGAGACCGTTCCTGTGAGTGTAAAGAATGAGTCGGTCGTATTGAAGATAGGATAATTATTAATGATATTGAAGCCGCCATTCGATGACGAGTGAACCGTCATGATGCTGCTATTCGAATGAGTCACATAACCCGAGGCCAGACTGTCTGACTGGACAATGAAGTCGTTGGCGTTGAAAGAGCCAGCCTCAAAGAGGTAGCCGAGATAGATAACCGTCTGTACCACCTGCTGACCCACAAGGAAGGCTCCTGAGACGCTTGCGTTGTTCAGTTGAAGGTTGACCAGGGTATTGAACCAAGGGGAGACGGTGGCCGTTCTGGTGGCTCCATTATAGGACGTGATAGGACGAATCTGGGCCGCACCTAATCCGGCCTTGAGATAGATAGAAGCACCCGTATAGAAGTTATCCAGAGCCGAGGCCGTATTGGCAAGGACGACCGATGACTGTGAGACGACCGAGGTCAGGAAGCCCTCGTTGAAGGTCTGCCAGTTCGATCCGCCACCTGTTACTCGAATGACATCAATCGTTCCCGGAACCGCATTGTTGGCGACAAAGGTGTTGGCGATGACCGGAACGAACTTGCTCGTGGTGAATGTGGTATTGGCATTGACCGGAATGGTGTACATGTACTTCCAGGTATATCCATCCGAGGTCTGGAAGGTTCCGGCAGTCGGTTGAATCGTAGGCTGGATGGTCGAGACACTGTTACTACCGTTGTCAATACACTTATAGATAGAATAGTTGCTGGTTACAACGTAGGTGTTGGCACCGAAGTAGTTTCCATTATTCTGATCGAAAGGTGTATAAACGGTGTTATTGACCCACGGAATGTTCGGGGCGAGATAGGCTATGTTATTGTTTGTAATCTGTTTTCCGAAGGCCAGATCATGATAGATGGACTGTTCGATCTGTGCATAGGAGTCATTGGCCGCTGGTGGATTCGTGTCATCGGGCCAGGGGAGAGTACGTCCGACAAAGAAGTAGTATGACTCATCCGAGGCCAGAATGTCTTCGAAGAAGTTGTGGATATTGTTTACATCATTTTTAGTGGTGAGAACGGCCATCGGGGTCCTTTAAATATTTTCTTTTATTTATTGGACTTCCTGGGACAGTTGCGAGAGACACATGTAGCCGTATGCCAATCTGGACAGCGACAGTTATTTTCATTGATATTATTAGTATGAGGAACGACCTTCATGTGATGGACCAGGAGGTTATCGTCGGGGTCCTTGGATGAGCTAATGTTGTTCTTGGTTGTCTTCATGTACTTGAGACGAGTATTACGAGGAAGGACAAACTCCTTCTCTTCCTGGGCCAGGGTCGAGTGTTCAGATGTAGAAGGCATATACAGGCCGGGATGACCCTTGGGAACATGAATCTTGAGCATGTGCGGTGTTCCGTCCTTCTTGTCCATAGCCTGTCCAAGAGCCCTACTACGTGCAAAGTCCTCGGCAATGTGTTGATCAACACTCGTGGAGAGGTAAGCCGGATGATGGATGATACCTTCCTTGTCCTTGAGGGTACGGGGATCGGTGAGCGTACCGGAGTAGACCTTGAGCTTGGTAGGCGTCAGGGTATGATTAATCATCTTGTCCATATGTTCACTGGTATGCTTTACGCTCTTGAGTTCACCTTCTGTCATACTCTTATTATCATAAGGGTTAGTGATATCAGACTCGGGTGTACCCTTATGGGTTTCCCAATGGTAATTGTTGATTGTTCTACTGCCGCCTCGATAGTACGAGGCTTGTCCGACGCTCTGCTCATCGGCAGAGGAATAGTTATCATAGTGCTTCTTGAGCATTTCATGAGTGGCGTCACGTCTCTTTATCACACCGGCATGGGTAATCTCTCTCAGATGCTTCACGGAACTATCTCCATGGTATGGGTACGGATGATCTTGTGACTTCTACCAGTCATATTACCTTTTTCCACAAACTCCGACTTGGTGCTGTGGTATTTGAGGTTCTGGGCTCGGGGAAAGATAAACTCGTGTTGATCCTTGACGGTCGAGATATGAGAGCCGACATAGGCTCCTGGCATACCCTTAGGAACACGAATCTTGAGAACGTGCTGCTCGACGGCATCGTGTCCAATCAGGTACTTCTTCTCACCTACATCCTCGGCCTTGAGTTGAACCTCATTCTTATGATACCAATGCTTGGGATATTCCTTATTGATTGATGTAGACATATAAGCCGGATGATGAAGCACACCGGCCGCATTCATCTTCTTACGAGGATCGATTCGGGTGTTAGAATAGACATGAAATGATCTTGGGGCTCGAACATGTTTCATAGCCGAATCGAGGTCCTCGACAACGTTCCTATCGTTCATAGGATGATTGTCCTCGGTATAGCCTCTCATGCTGTGATAGGGTGTTCCCTTGAACCCCTTCTCATGATGATCCCAGAGTTCGTAATTGATTGATGAGCCATCCGTATAGTGCTGCATGGCCTTCATATGATCAGGTGTGTACTTCTCCTTGGCATAGTGTTTGGCAAGTGTACTATCCAGGTTGGTAAGGTGCTTCTGACCACGCTCTGATAGGTAGTGTTCGTATTCCTCTGCGATCTGTCTGAGTTTCTTCATGGGACCACTCTCATATGATGGACGTTGACACTGACCGAACCACCGCTAACGGTCTTTGAGGTTGTGCTGGTTGTCTTCATGTGCTGAAGGTTGATTCCTCGTGGCAGCAGGACTTCCTTTTCGGCAGACGAGAAGGCTGTGGGATGTAGGTTCGGTATGAAAGCCGCTGGATGATCCTTGGGTACGTGAATTTTAAGAAGATGTTGCGAATAATCATTACGATTGACCTTCTCGCGTGAAAACTTCTCACCGATGTTCTGGTCGAGAGAGGTCGAGAGGTAAGCCGGATGGTGGACAATACCGGATTCGTTCATATGGTCTCGGGGGTCATTAGGCGTGCCTGAATAGACCACCATCTTATGAGGCGTCTTGTTCGTGGTCATAAGATGATCAAGCTGAGATATGTCCTTTTCGTGCTGATCGATATGAGCCGAGGGAATAGGTCTATCGGACCATGTTGGCTTTATCTCGGACGGCTTGGTTCCCTTGTGCTTCTCCCAGAGATAATGATTGAGTTCTCCGGACCCACCCTGATAGTCCCAGGAAGCCTTTCGATCATGTGGATCGACATTATCATAATTGAAATGATTCGAGAGACGAACATGAAGAGCATTGGCTCTTGCTACCTTACCGAATCCGGCTATCTCTCTAAGATGTTTCATCAGGACTCCGATATGATAGTTGAGCCATTAGCAGCCGTCTGGATCGTGCTGGTATAGGCCAACGAGGTTTCGCTGCTCTGGTTATCATTGATCTTGAATCGACCGAACATGGCGAAGCCGACCGGATGCATGAGGTCATTAACGAATCTCTCATAGGTCGCCAACATACGGGGAGCAACAATTTCATAGGAGTATTGCTGATAGTAAAAGCTATCGAAGAGGAAGTTCTCGTCCGAAAGGAATGAGTTGTTATTCTTCCAATAGCCAGCCGAGGCTCCTGTACCATCGACCACGGCCACACCCGAGGCCGCATAGACATTATTTGAGGTAATAGTGACAGGCTCGTTCGGCTCGTATCCGAAGCCACTATCCTCAATCTGAATAGCCGTCATGATACCGTTGGCATTGAGAGCCGTGGCCGTGACGTTGGCGTCTCCACCCCAGACGCCACCCGAGCCGTCCTGAATCTGAAGCTGATAGATGAGAGGTTCGATGACCGATACGCTGGCGTTCGTGAGATAGTCCTGGCCGGGATTCTCGGCAATGAGGCGGCTGATGCTTCCGATTGTCAGGGTCTCATAGGTCAGGACGTTCCACATAGGCGTGTCGAGATTGGTGTTACCGGCAACAGGGAATGACCAGTTCGTATATCTCTGGGTGCTGTTGATATAGGCACTTGCACCACTGGTCTGACCATGGAGATTAGATGTTGGTAGGAAGTATCCGTTGGCATTGTTGACACCAATCACTGTGCTGTTGACTGTGGTAACAGTTCCGTTGGCAATGTACTGACTCTTGGGTAGCACACTGTTGACATACAGTGAGGCACCACTATTAGACGAGACTATGATACCGGCAACGATGTTGGCGTTGTTAAGTTGGGCCTCTGAACCTGTGAGGTTAACGAAGTTCGGGTTATCAATCGCAACAACCTGAAGGGACGTAATACCCAGAGTCGCATTGGAAAGCACGTCACCAACACCAGCAGTTGTGTTGCTCAGGTAGGCAAAGTCCAGAGCAATACCGTTGGCATAGGCATTAACAACCTCACCAACCTGAAAGACTCCGACTGTGTTGGACTTATGAAGACCGAAACCCTCCGAGGCGATATCGAGTTGGGTGTTATAGTAATCATTGATAACATCGATGTTAACCGACATGACTGTCTGGTTGACGAGTCCACCAACCCCGAAGGTCGCACCGGTTCCACCACCACCCGAGACGATGATCTGAGGATTCATGGTGAATCCGTAACCACCATTGATCAGGTCGAAGACAATCTTACCGTTCTCAGAGGTAATGGCCGCAACACGACCAAGAGCCCCGGCACCACTACCGATGATGTTAACAATATCACCTACATTGAAGAAGATACCACCGTTCTGAATGCTGACCGATGAGAGTGAACCGACGATGAGAGGCGCATTGCTCTCGGTCAAAGGAGCAAAGTCGGTCGAAAGAATCTGTTCGCCAAACTTGAATTCTCCATTGATATTAGATAGATGGAGAACGTTGATAACCTTGTTGTTGATGGTGATGACGTTGTAGTCCTCGACCAGGGCCGTGGCCTTGGATGATGAGGAATAGACAGATAGACCAATGAGGTTCGCCAGATAGATGGAGTCGGTTACTTCGATATAGGCATCCTTGACCCAGGTGTTATCCGAGAGCTTGAAGATATGCTGTGAGGGTAGATAGAACTGAATGTCCTCATTGAAGAGGATACGGAAGAGAAGCTCGAAACCTCGGGGCGTACCCTTGGATGAATAAAGATCAATAATGTGTTTGATGAGTAGACGCTGGTCCGCAACCACCGTCGTAGGTAGGTTCGCCATATACTCATTCTTGAAATGAATAATGAATTCATCCAGGGTCTTGTCAATATCATGGAAGTCGCCGAAGTTACGTGAGTAGTAGAGGGGATTGCCTTCCTGCTCTAGCCACTCATAATATGCCTTGACAAAGGCAACGAAGTTCGGTCCCTTATCGAGATAGAACTGTGGGAACTGAGACGGGATGAATTGGTTAGTGATTACGTCCATTAGGGTCCATTCGCAACATTAACATTGATTCCGGCGACCGTATCGATCTTGAGGATATCATTGTTATTAACCGTGATAACCTTGGTGTTGGCGACTGCACTGATAAAGAACGATGATTGGTCAGTCGTATAGCTATCGATCTTGAGCGACGGAATCGAAATGATACCCTTGGTATAGTTGATCGTACCAATCTGTGAGGCATTGACCGAGTTATTGCTATTAATCACAACAAGGTTGACTGTTCCGGGAGTGGTGTTGACACCCGGATAGGCATCGGCAATAACAGCGTTCTGACCATTCACAATGAAGGTCGATGAGGTAATGTTAGAGACAGGATTACCAAAGGAGACATAGAGGTTATTGTTGGCAATGAGCGACACGTTGGCATAACGTCTCATCGTGAAGTATGTCTCATTACCCAACATGATGTTATTGGCTTCCATCTTATCGAGAGCCGTGGACAACTGTGAGTGGTAATAGTTACGATTGAACTTATCCAGTGTATTAGCCGAGAAGTTGATAATGGTGTTCGTTGCCAGCGTCTCGTAATAGGAAGGTGGGTTCGAGGTCTCATCGAAGTCAATATGAACGGTTGCGGTAACGTCGAGCCAGATGGTGTTGGCGT